TTTGAACCTGATCGCAGATGGTCAAAGAGATTATATATAGATACAAATAAATACAATGTAGTAATATTAGTTAGTCCGCTGAATGGAGCAGGATATATTACAGTAAATAACCAGGATATTATAAATAAACGTATTAATGCAGCATTTGAACAAAAAGAGCAGGAAAATAAAGCAAAAATTGCAGAATTAGAAACAGAATTAAAAGAACTTTACAAAGAAAACGAAAAAACAGACTGGACACAATATCCAGAAAACATAAAGAAAATGATTTTTCAACAAATTGAAAAAATGGAAAACGAACTGAAACAATTAAGAGGGAACTAAAATTCCCTCTTTTATCTATGGATGTATATAATAATAATAAATTGTAGTAAAATATTAATATAAAATATACAAGGAGGATTAAACAATGTATAAATCGATAAATAGTTGGATTGAATATTTACATCCAAAACTTGGGTATCCAGTAATTGCCAGAATAGAAGATGAAGAAAAAATAAAGCTACAAGGCTATATAATAGTAAAAAAAGTAGTAAACGGAGAAGAAATAAAGCTAAAACAAGATTTTTTGAGGATGCAGGATATAATAACTAAGTTAAGACTTCAGATAAAACAAGAAAGAGACAAAACATAATATAAAATATAATTTTATCTTAACTACCTAAAAGGGTAGTTTTTATTTTACAAAAAATTTTTAAATTTATATTGACAGTATTAATTATATATGATAAAATATAAATATAAAATAAAAGGGGGTTGAGATTGAATGAAAACATGGTATAAACATTGGAATCAGCGAACAATGGACGATTACTACAAAATGTAGGATGACAGTTTATGATGGTATTATGAGAATAAATAGCAAATTTTTAAAAAATTAATATTGACAACATTAATAAAGTATGGTATTATTAATATATAAATGAAGAAATGGAGGTATAAGAATGAAAAAATCAAAAGTTATTTATAAAGTTGTTGTTCCAGGTTTTGAGGAAAATTTCGGAGACTTATATAAAGGTAATAATCTTAATAAAGCAAAGAGAATAGCAAATGATAATTATCATTTGCTACCGTTGATTGAAAAATACGTCAACGGAAGGTTTGTAGATGTGATTTATTGATAATAAATTGATTTTAATATTATTAATACAGAAATACAAGAAATATGCAAGGATTTTGAAGTTTAAGGAGGTTATTAAAATGTTTTTTGTGGTGTATAGCAATAATAACAAGCCGATGCAACTAACAAATGACAAAAATGGCTTGCAGGAAGTTAAAACAATTAAGACAGCGACAGTATTTTCAGAAGAATATAAAAAATATTTTAAAGATATAACAGGATTGACATTTAAACCTATTATGCTTAATAAAGTACAAGAAGTCATATTTAAAGGAACTTATTTTCAATATAATAAAGTAATATAAAGGAGGTTTTATAATGAGCATAGGAATTCAACTGACAAAAAAACAAATAGCAGGGTTAAAAAACAAGGCTAATATTGAAGTAGACAGAGAAATATATTCTATTAGTTTTGATGGTGAAGAAATAACAATTAACGGAAACTGGAGTATACAAAGAGGGAATAAGCCAATTAACCAAGAAATTGTATCAGCTATTGAAATATATTGCACAAGAAATAACATCGAATGGGAATATAATTCGGAGTATTCTGCATGGTGCGACTAATTATATTAATATAAAATGTTAGTTTTATCTTGAATAAAAACTTAAAAAATTTTTAAAATTAATGTTGACAGTATTAAAAAGCTATGGTAAAATATAAATATAAAATGAACATTGAAAATTTTATAAGGAGGGTTTAAAAATGACTTATACCAGGTTAAGAATTACGATTGACACATTGGTAAAAACTGGATTGGAAAAGGTAAACGTTTTAGGGGTGGAGGAATCGCAAGACGATCTTTGGCAAATTCACGAATTATGCAATGAATTAATGGCATTTTGGGACAGCGAATTGACAGAGGAACGCATAGATGAATTAGAGGAAATAATTGCTGAATTACCACTACTTCAAAGAGTATAGTTATTCATTGCTTCAGCGCATAATATAAATATAATAAGGAGGTTTCAAAATGAATAAAGCGTATGTTACAAAAGTTGAAAAAACAGACAATCAGTATTATCAATATCCAATAATTATTCATCGTGGAATGTGGCATTTTGCAAGATTTAACACAATGGAGCAATTGCAAGAATTTTTAGACATAACAGGCTTAAAAATGGAGAAAGCAGAAGAAAAACAGACTTTAAATAATGGCTTACTTGAAATATTTTCATTAAGTCACAATATAAAAGAAGAAGGATATTTCTGGAAGTTTGAAGATGTCCCAAATACTGCTAAAAAAATAAAAGGGTTATCTAATGGCAGTATAGTTGATTGTTACTTTTTAACAGATGAAAATACATTGCATATCTACAGACCGAATCCAAACGCAAAAGAAGTATATAAACCTATGAAACTAAGTGAAGAAATGGAGTACAGAAGAAACCATTGGTATTTTTAAAATAAGCGGTTAGGGCATCCGCTTAAAATGCCCAAATGTTACAAATATAACACATAACAGGAGGTATGAGAAATGATTAACAGAAATGAGATATTAACATGTATGAATTCTGAATTTTGCGAAATATGTAAAAGTAAATGTGATGAAGTTAAAACATACAAAAATTGGAAGGGTAATTTATCGGAATATTTATTTGTTGGTTGTTTAGTTGATGATGAATTGATAGATTATGCAATAAACGTTTTACCACCTGTAACAATGACTTATAATATGGTGCAAATTGGAGAACCTTATTCTCACAGAATGGATAAAAACGGAAAATATAGACCTACATATTCGACATTTGTTAAAACTAACGAAGGTTGGGTATATGCTGGACATTGTTTTAAAGGTGAATATATTAACAGGATGTAATTAAGGAGGTTTAACAATGATACAGATAACAAGAAAACAATGGGATACTATACCAGAAGACTATAAAGGAAGATGGGAAAGATGGATCAAAGATAACGGCTGGCAGTCTGATTTACCTGAAGAATATATAGGTAAAAGAACATTATTAGATTATGACAATAACATCGGAACAGTTTTGTTGACGGAGGGAATACACTTTATTATAGTTGATTAACTATAACAGGTTTTTGAAGGATTTTCCGAGCCTTAAAAATCCTATCCCACAATAACAGGCAAAATATAATATTATGGAGGTTATGTATTATGAAAAAAGCAAGGGTAATTGTTAGTATGGAACATCAAAATTTTAAACAGCTTTATAATGAATTGCTTAAAAGTGGACTTGTTGAAGATGTAGGAGAAGAAACAAACGCCGAATTCATAAGACAAGAACACGAAAAAGACATTTTAAAGCCTATCTATCATCATCCAGACTTAGTAACAGACATAGAAAACACAAGCGTTATAAATCAGATTGCAGCAGAATATAAAATTCCTGTAGTATATTCAAAAATTAACAAATTAGAAATTATTAATATATAGGGGGTTTAACAATGATTAAAAAAGCTAATATTCAATGGTCAGCAAAACAATTAACAAAAATGATGGAACGGGGTACAATTAATTTTGACAACGCAGTACAAAGGGGCTATGTATGGGACAATAACAGAAAATCATTGCTAATACATAGTATGATAGAAGGTTATCCCATTCCGGCATTTTATGCAGCTAAAAATGATAACGGCTATGATATGCTTGACGGAAAACAGAGGTTAAACGCAATAGCAGGATACTTAAATAACGAATACGAATTAACAGGAATTCCAGAGGTTACTTTAGAATCGGGGGAAACAATGGACATTAACGGAATGATGTTTGGAATTTTACCTGAAGAATTGCAAGATAGGATAAAAGATTATTCGCTTACTATATATTACTTTGACGGTATAACAGACGAAGAAATAACGGAAATGTTTTTTAGACTCAATAATGGAAAACCGTTAACAGCCATTGAATTAACAAGAGTTAAAGCAAAAAGCATTGATAAAATAAAAGAAATAGGCAGACATGAATTATTTAATTCAGCTTTGACCGAAAAAGCACTTAATAAATACACTAATGAAGATATAGTTATAAAATCATGGGCTTTACTCAATGTCGATAATCCTTCTTTTGAAACTAAATTCATTCGTCCACTTATAGAATCAGCAGAGATAACAGAACAGCAAGCAGAAGAAATAACAGCAGTATATGACAGGATATTGGCAATATATAAAGATATTGCTGGAGCAGGAGACAAAGAAGCTTTAAAAGTGGCAAAGCGCATAATAACACGTACACATTTATTAAGCCTTGTGCCTGTAGCATTACAATCCATAAAAGACAACATACCTATTGAAGAATTTGCCGAATTTGCCATGACATTTTTCAGTGGCAAAAAATCCGCAAGCATCAATGATGTATATAATGCAGCAGCAGGAGCAGCTTCAGGGAAAGCTGAAAATGTAAAAAAGAGAATAACAGCAATAACAGAAGCATATAAAGCATATTTCACAAAGCAGGAAATAGCAAGCAAAAAGGCAGATAATTTTAATGATTATACAAACGAAGATTGGGAAGAATCAGCTAAAATTCCGCACGAAGTAATAACAGCTTATAATTGCACTATATAACAGGAGGCAAACAATAATGCAGGATTTTCTTACTGTGTTTAAGGTTATAACAGCTTATTATATAGTTTTATGGGTTTTATTTGGGTTGTGTTGGATATTTACAAATATAATATTAAAGCATGGAGGTATAATAAAATGAGTCAATATCGTTATAGACTAACATCAACAGGTTATTCATCCGATAAATACGGTAATTGTGAAGTATGCGGAAAACATGCTTCCGAAGTATTTTCACAAAGTGAAGAACAATACTATACAATAGAAAGAGATGGAAAAATAATACATGAAGGCTGGACTAAATATGGTTGTAATGATTATTTTGGACATAAAGAGTGTCTTGAAAGTATACAAAGATGATATTTACAGTATTAATGTACTATAGTAAAATATTGGTATAACAGAATAGAGGTGATGCAATGATACAATATACACAAGCTGAATTTTTGCAATTATTACAACAGTATAACAGCACAGACCGCAGTATCATAAAGGCTAACTTAAAACGCATTATGGATATATACAACATTAAACCAGCCGATATAATATCTTTAGGTTATAGTCATCGAAATGTATATGCCTGGACTAACAAAAGCACGAAAAATATACCGCTTTTTGAGCAGGCATTGTATATATCAACAAGATTTAATTTCAGCATAACAGAATTCATCAAATAATGTACAAAATTTTCAAAATTAATATTGACAGTATAAAATATATATGCTATACTTATAATGTAAAAATTATATTAATATTTTGGAAGGTGGTTATATTATGGCAAAAATATATAGGAATGGCATATATGAAGGTGAATTTTTTCCTTCAGACGAATGGGAACAGCAAAGACAGAAATTAATTAAGGATATAACTAAATTTGAAAAGGATAATAACATATCTCATGCTAAAATGTGTCGGATATTGGATAAGGGTTTAAAACGGAAATAAAATAAAACAAGGTTTCTATTTATATAAAAAGAAAGGTGATAGTATGTTAAAGTTTGATACTTATAAAATGAATGAAGAAGAGTTAAATAAGATGTCAAGGGATGAATTAATTAAATTGATAAGGTGTAATGAAAAACTGGTTGTTGATCTTAATAACAAAATTGAGGAATTAGAGGAAGAACTACAACAACAAAGAAATAATTATATGGAACTTAGAGATAAATATATTGAATTTAAAAATTCAATGAAGTAAAATTTTTATAATAATGATATAGTAATAATTTATTATAATTAGTAAAAAGTAGATAAAAGGAGATGATAAAAATGTTAAATGAAAAGATAATTTTAGTTGAAGAGCAGAAACCAGTCAATATACAAGGGAATGTAATTTATAATACTATTGTATCCGAAACAGGTAGGTTCTTCGTTAAAAAAGGAATAAATATATTAAAAAGTTATAATGTAAAAATGCAATACTATAGTGAAAACTTTTTGGAAGAAATAGATTTATTCCATTATGCTGAAGGGTACAGGATATCAGGGAAAGAATTAGAAAAGTTTTTAGCCATATATCCTAATAAAAACGATATAAAAATTATAACATTAGAGCAATTGGAAGAGCAAAGGAAAGAGCAAAAAGAAAAGAAAAAACAGGAAGAACTTGAAAGATATAAAAAATATGAAATAGCAAAAGAAGAATGCAGAAAATACAGAGAATGGCAGGAAAATCTTACAAAAGGTTTAGTTTATACAACTGTATATAATCTGGATAATGTAAAAAAAGAAAGAATATATCCAACAATAAATCCAGATGATAACGTGTGGTATGAGTGTATAACAGAAGATGGTATCAAATTCTACTTATGTTACTATGGAAACGCATCAAAAGTTTATGCTCCAGCTAATTTAATCAAAAAATGGGATGATGAATTATTTAATCAAAATGGTGGATTAACAGCAGAGTTGGCTTTTTATTTGTGGAAAGCGAAAATGTCAGATTTTTGTTGTTATGGACATGATTATTATAAAAGACTGTGCGATAAAATTTCATGGGAAGAGATTATTAATGAGCTAAGAAAGTCTATTATATTTTTGCCTGAAAGAACTAATGATTATGACAGCTATATACAGCCCTTACGAGAGTCAGGTATACATGCTTATCTTGTCCACCAGGCTTATGATGGTAAACATAAAGAAATTGTAGAAAGCCTAAAGAAATTAGCACATAATAATTACTATTTTTTTATTGATGAAGCAGAAAACATTGAAACAGATTACATGAGTTTATATTATGTTCCTGATATAGATAAATATATTATAAGAGCAAATAAAATAACAAAAGTGCAAAAAATAACATCAAATGGTAAATCATTCATTGATACTAATTATGAGAAGAAAATATATTATTATGAAAATGGCAAATTTAGTTACATTGATAATGCTATAAGTGAGTGTTTATAAAATTAAATTAAAATGAGTTTTTTAAATAAGAATGGAGGTCTAATGAGGTTGTTTGATATTACCAAATAAGAATGGCACTTGGCATATAGTTGATTATAATGTTGATATGTCAACACTAAAAGAATCTTATAATTATATTGATTTAAAACTAGGTGGTATGTCTGGCTTAGGTAGATATGCAGGGAAACAAATTCCTAGAAGATGGACGGATGAAATGTGTGATAAGTTATTGAGATAAAAGTATAATTTGATTT